TCGTGATTCATTCTATGGTAAAAATCAATTTTAATTCTCTCATAAACTGCCTGTACGTTGGTATATGCGCGTCCGTGATTTACCGTTTCATTGTAAACCTCATGCTCTACTACCTCGGCCACCCATTCTATCCAATCATGGTTAATGTAAGAGGATAGCTTCTTACCACGATAATTAAAGCAATCAAAGCGGCTGTTTCTGTCCTCATGGATATTCTGGATAAGGGTGTGTATTTTGGCTCTTGTCGCGTCTTTATCTACAATGTGGTTTTCCTCGCGCACCTTTTTTATGATACGGCACACTTTTTCAATTGCAAGGTCAAAGAACACCCCGGTAGTATGCTTTATGCGTAGTTGCGTTTCGGGGCGTAGACCCTCGGATATGTCGGTGAGCATATCGTTCTGTTTTCGGGTTTCAACAAGCAAGTCATTCACCATTTTGTTATTGCCCTTAATCATGCCGTCAATGATAGACTTGAACCAGCGGAAACAAGCCACCCATAGCAATGCGGTCAGCACAAGGAAAAAGGCAGCGGTAACGGCCATCATTCCTACATCGCCTATATTCTTGGCAATTACGGCAACTTCTTGTGTCATCGGTTTCTGATTTGGTTAGCCATTGCGTCTATCGGGGTATAGTGGCAATCGAAAAAGTCGTAGCTTGTTATAGATTCGTCCTCAACGGAATCTTCTGTTTCCTCATCTATCATAAGTCCATAGGGATGCTGAGAGTAGAGCAATCGCTATCCACCATATTACGGATAGCCAGGCGGTAGCGCAAAAAGTCCTCGTAAGGCTTTTTGTATTCTTTGGGGAGTATGCCCAGAATTGCGCTTTGGTATTCGTTCACCAGCTTACTTTCGGTGTTTGCCGGGTATTTGGCCGATAGCAAGGTTTTGAAAATGTTGTCGGCTGTCGTGGGATATTCCACACGTAGGCTGTCGTACTGGAACATCTTGCCGGTTGCAGTCTCTGGGTCGCTGGCTATTGTTATGGCGCCCATGTCATCCTTGACAACATCAACCTCAACGATGTTGTGGTTGTAGAGTACGGTACCTTGCCCGTTGTTATACGGGTCAATCACTTGCGGTCGTGTTTCCGATAGCAGTCCGATTGATAAAATACTTTTTCCCATTTTAAATTATGGTGTTAAAATGTTTTCTTCATTCGCGCCACTGTTTTCATTGGCAGACAGTATGGCACGACTGCTTGCCAATGCCAGTATTTTGCGTGATTTCATTGCTTTACAACCTTTAAAAACGACACAAGCGGAACGCCCCAGCTGCATTCACCCACGAACCATAAAGGCTCGTATTCATATAAGCGAAACCTGCATACGAACCATCGTTCGAACGGCCAGATAAGAGGACTCTGTGCCAGCCCGAAACATCTTCTCCAGAGTGCACGAAATGGTCGCAAAAGCCTTGATTTAGGCTACTCGTTACGCTTGTACCGAAAGTGAAACCGTCATACGAAAAGCCGAAATTCCACAAGGAACCACTCCTTCTAGGCAGGTCTGTAATAGGTATATAGCCCTCTGGAACAACTGTTGGCACGCCGGTCGGCGAGGTGAATTTGGTAGGGTCTGTGCAACCATAGGCGATTGTTCGCCCCTCGGCACTATTGGGCGAATAGAAAATTAGAATGTCATCGGCATAGAACCATAAGTATTCAAATGGTGCTTCGAGTCCGCGATAAGAGGCAACCTGTACCACCTTGTCGCCGTTGCTCCATCCCTTGACTGTGTATGATACGCGCCCCGTGTTGTTGCCAAGAACTGCAGTCACGCCGCAAGGGATAAAGGGGCGATAGCCTCCCCAAGTATTCCATTGGTCGCTATTCATATTGGTGCCATTACCGAGACCGCCTTGATGAAATCCATCAGCAGTGAGCGTTTCGTTGTAGGTGTTCTGACAGTCGAGAGAGGCATATTCAATACGTTGGAGCCATGCAATTTCCATATATGCACGAGCCATACCTAAGTGAGTGCCATTCTTGCAAGAACGCCTTGCGCCAGCATCTGAGATTGAGGTGCGGGGCATACCGAGTTGAGAATTATATGTGCCGTCCTTGCTTGCGTCCGAGGCACCGCTGCCGCCACGAAAATTTGCGGCGTTGGGGAGCAGGGAGATAAAGCCGTTCTCATCACGCAAAAGCTCATCATCTGCGCCCCACTGGAGCCAGCAGCCGGAAACGGCTATAGAGTTAGCAATGTCGATAGTTGCACCCCACGGGGATAGTGTCTTTCGGGTCATTCGCACAAATCCGGGCAAAGCGTATTCCGAAATACACAAAGCCCACTTTGTCCCTTCAACCTCAAAGCGGGCGAAGTATTCCGGCTTTTCGAGCATTACATTTCCGTCCGTTGTGTCGAGCTTTGCGGCCGCTCCAGAATCCTTTTTGCGGGAATCGTTCTGATGGAGATAGTATTTTACCGAGCCGTCTGTGTTCTCCACAAAACGTCTCAGCTTGTTTTGGATAGGCAGTTTTCGGTGCAAGTCCATGTTGCCGATACGGGTAAGGATATAGTCCTTGCTGGTAAAATCGCCTTGCACCCCATACCACATATCGTAGGGATATTGCGGCTTAGTGGAGCCGCTGCCTAAGATTAAGCCCATAGTGTTACGGTTTAAGGGGGTTGTCGATTGCACCCCAATAAATCTCATATTTGGCGGTGTCGATTGCGTTGGGGGGCAGAAACACAATCTTACCAGGAGTCCAATTGCCCACAGGTACGGGGAAATCGCCTATCTCCGTGTCGCAAATAAGGCGGCATAGAACGAGGGTATCGTTCTCAACCACACCCGTTTTGGAACGTAGGTATATAGAGAATGCCAGACTTTCGGGCAAGCGAAAGCCTTTTGAGAGGTCATCTATGCGACCCTTAGCGACTATTCTTACATCTTCCATGTTGTTAACTGGGTAAATTCAACTGCAAAGATAGTAATAAATGTGTTTACCGAACGCATTTTAAGACATAAATTATAGCCATTTGGAGCATTTGCCCCACAATCCCGCCTAAAATCGTGGCTAATATGTCGAGCCAATCCCATACGCCACCGTGCGCTTTATCCTTAAATTCCATGCCGGCGGCAAGTCCACCGACAAATAGAATAGTGAGGAACAGGGCGCAGGGGATAGCGTAGAGAAAGTGCTTGAGGCGGTTGCTTTCAGTTATCCAACTCATCGTGATTTATTTTAAGTTATAGAACCAGTATCGGCTAAGTGCCATTATGTTGACACATCCATCATTAAGCGAATCATCATCGCTGATATATAGCTCAAAGCCCATGTCCGATTTATTCAGTATAGCTCCTTTCCAGTTGCCCTCGTAGCCGGTACAAAATATAAAACAGCCCATTTCAATAAGTCCGGCCTCTTTTGCTACGAACTTAAAATGGCCCATTTTTATCCTGGTAATCGTAAACAAGTCTGACAAATCGCGTCCATCATAGTAATGGCCGGAAAAGGACAAATTAGCAGTATTTCCGAAGAAAGTACCCATAAACAGCATTTGGGCGTGTCGGCCCTTATCCTCAGTCTGTCGGAATTGCTCATACCCCATGCGGCTTGTCATTACCCACTCTCCGATACGCTTTGTTGGAGTGCTGCCTTTGCACTCAAAGCAAGTCATTTCAACTATCTCTTGTGGGCGCACAATGGCCTCATAGGAATCCATAGATGTGCCGGAATTGTCAGTAACGGAAAACTTGTTTGAGGCAATACGATAATTCGCTTTGCCAAATTTGCCACTATTGTAGAGGCGTACGACTTTGCCAATATCATTCGCTTCCATACCCATGGAAAGATTTTTGGTAGTATCTGTTTCGGGTAGGTAGAATAGGTTGACATCCGAAAAATTACCACTAAATCCAGTTGACAACTGTAATACACCTTTTAAGCGGGCCGAACCGTATGTGCCATCAAGATACATGGCACCATCTTGACTTTCCAAACGATTATTGCGAAAAATCCACCCTGCGATATTGGCATTTTCGGCCAAGAGGAAGCCTGTAGCGATTGTTTCAAACTCCGCCCCAAAGTCATTCCAGTTGCTTGTATTAGTAGGCAATATGTTGGAGAAAGAGCCTGCATCAACTGCTGCTATGTAAAAGTGGTTGTTGTATTTTACACAATCAACTCGTTGGGGAGTGCCAATATAGGTTTTGGTGCTATCATAAGCGCCACGGAATACCAACGCCGGGCCTGCATCTCCGTCTTTGCCGTCAATGCCATCGTAGGGAGTTACGCGAATTGGAGTAGTCCATTCAGAAATCAGCGTATTAGTCTGACCACTGATTTTGGCAGTTGCCAGCCAAAGATATTCCAGACCGTTTACTTTCGGCATTACAGTACCCCATCCACTCGGCTCCCGCTCGGATGCTACCAAAGTAGGCGCTTCGCTCTTTGACCCGTTGACAGCATAGCGATATTCGGTGTAATCGCCATTCTTGCCATCCTCGCCGTCATCACCTTTTTGTCCGTCTTTGGGGAGTACCATCCATAAAACGGGAGTGGAGAAAGCCCCCCACTTGCCATCTTTCTTTTTGCGGACGCTCTCATATTCGTAGCGATAGCCAGTTGTTACGCCAACGGGATTATCAGTCCAGCCTTTGCGTAATCCCCAATCCATGCTTAATGTCCACAACGGACGGCCATTTGCGCCGATTGTGGATTGAGCAACCGGGGCCGTTGTTGTCGCAGTTAAACACTCATAATACTCACCGTCTGCGCCAATGACCACATCGCCGACATTGTAAGATTTTCCGACAACGTGGTTTTCGGTCGTTAGCGGAGGCACGAAATCATCTACATATTCATCGCTTGTAGGTGTTGCTGGTGTTGTTTCGCTACTCATTAAGCGATATATGCGCTCAACATCTGCCGTGTCGATTGAGAAAGGAATCGGGTCACTCCATGCCAGTACGTTCTTATTGGTACCGTCAACAGTGCCAACGGAGAGCCAGCAATTATTTACCGTTACGATACGATAGTGGCCGCAATCGCCATTTCTGCTATTGCTTTGGTCTTTTGCGTATGCGACATCAACAAAATGTGTTCCAGCGGTCGGTATTGATATATAAACGACCTTTTTAGCATCCGGGCCGCTTATTCGGTCCAGATAGTTTGCAGTGCGTGTAAGCCCCTCGGTGTCGAGCTTACCCACAAGTACAAAGTCAAAGTTGGTTTCGCTCTGCGCCCAGATTTCAATCGCAACCATTTGATTAGGTTTGGTGGTTACGATTGTAATGCGATTTTTCGTTATTTGGTTGTCGGCGATTGTCGGCGAATTATAATATCCATTTAGGAGCGAGAAAACATTGCCATGTGTGATTTGCACATTTTCGCGGTCGGGCGTGTCGCTCCAGCCGGCCGGGGGCAATTCGCTGCCGGTAGGCTTGCTTGGCTTTTCAAAAGAATAGCGATAGACGAGGCGGTTGCTATCGGCATTTTTACCGTCTGTTCCATTCGCGCCCTTTGCAACAACGCTCCAATATACCGATTCTGTAGGTTTGTGTCCTTTGGTCGGTGTTGGGTGTGTATAGCGATAGGTGCAAGTAGCACTGTCCCCGTCATAATCGGTGTAGCTCACCTCATCGCCGGGGTAATACACATAGCTTGCGTTCCATGTGCCACGATAAACGCCCAACGGCGCAACATCGCCGCTCTCGCTTACCACACTTACATTTTTGAGCGTGACAGCGTTGTTTCGGCTCACATTCCAGTCGATTGAGCTTGAGTTATCGCCTATGCGGAATTTGTTGCCGTCCAAATCCAGATAACTCTCTCCATCGCTTGTGATAATGCGGCCCGTAGTAATGGTGTTGCCATTTATGCGCGTAAAGCCATAGGTTGTAGTGAAATCGCGGAAATTGTCATCTGTGTAGAGCGTTGAGAGAATACCGACAAGAAAATAGTAATTGTTCGGGTCATCGGTAGGCTCAAACTTATATTGCGTCTGGCTCATTATCCATGTGCCATTCTCGCCCGTCTTGGAACATTTGGCAAAGAGATAAAAGCCCGCGTTGCTTGGCAGTTCAAATGTGCGTGTGTCCATTTGCCATGCCCTTATTCGGTTGGGGTCAATGGTAAGGTGCGACAATATGCCGGCGGAGGCGGCAAACGCATTAGGATTGCCTTTATAGTTGGCTTGGAGTATTACACCACTTAACACAAACTGCTGGCTCTTTGAGCCGACAGTGAGCATATTGGTGTCAATGGAGTTGGGGCGTATGTTGTCAACGTTAAAAAATCCGTCAGTGTCATACACCAGATTACGCAAATCCTCAGTGGTGCGCCACCCGCGGCGAGCTTTGTTAAGGTCCCGTAGGCGGTTGTTGTTTATAATCTGCTCATGGTCGATAACAGATAGAACGGTCTGCGTCAGTACTGAGATTGCAGTCGTATCGGAGAGTGTAAGCTGGTAATCCTGCTCCAACAAGAGGTTGCGGGTAATCTTTTGTATGCGGATTTGTTTCTCTATGCCAAAGCGAGTATCGCGCACAGGTACATAATCGCCCACTTTGAACAGGCACACATCAATACCTCGCTCCAACGCCTCAAGGAAATACAAGCGGTCCAGCGTGAGATTGTATTGAGCCTTAGCTTGTGTTGCCTGCTTGAAATCGTCCATAGCGGCATACCACAAATCTTCCTCGGCATTTTCCTCGTAGCTTTCGGGCAAAAAAATGTCGGTGATTTTGTAGGTCGCTCCAACCTCAATAGGATATGCACCGCCCTGCTCAAATGGCACGGTCGGAGTAGTAAGGCCGCGATTGTCGGTAAAAGGTATCAGCCGGAATTTCTTTGTAGAATGGTCGTAGCCACCCTTAGCCTCAAGCTCAAATTGCTGCCCGGCAAGTCGGCCGCTGGTAAACGTGATTTTCGCGCTAACATCATTCACTAAGTAAACAGTGCCTTTGTCATCTTTCTTGCAAAGGTCAAAATCCATAGTGTCATCAATGAAAGCGTTAATATCGTCGGCCACCAATGCAGTCACTCGGCCCGTGCGGGTCGGAAAAATGTTGTCGTAAGTCTTGCAATCTTCCTCGCTGCCGATTTTATCGCGCAATGCAACGTCCTCTAAAAAGCGGTCGTTTTCGTTTGCTATGCCGATAAGTTCGGTGTTAGGCTCAATAACGGTGCCGTCATTGAGGACGTGCCTTTTGCGATTGTAGCGGCGTGGATAAGGTAGTTGTAACCTCTCGGCATAATCACGGTAGTTTGTGCGGATATTGGTTGTGCCGCCCTCTACCCACAAGCGAGTAATCACGGCCTTGTCATCAACCTTTTGCTCTTTGAGTTTGTATAGGCCATTACCCTTGCCACACTCAAAGTATTCTGCTCCACCGGGGGGATTGACACGCTGCCCGAATTTGCCAATGTGGATAGTCCTTACATTGCCGTTTTGCGATATAAGAAATTCCAGATTGAAATTGTCTTTGTTGCAAAGCGTCTGTAACACTTGCAAACAATTTACCCCGGAGAATTGGATTGTGATAGCCTCGGTTTCGGGGCAGTTAAGCTCATCGAAAGCCCACAGACCCGGATAATCACGATTGAGATTGTAGATAATCACCTGCACAAATTCTCTGATTGTGTAGGTTAAATCGAATGTAGAGCGGTCGGATTTTCCGTCCTTGTCGCAATTTCGATATATGGTTTTCATAAGGTCGTACATCGGGCCGTAGAAAACAGGCTCAAAGATATTGTAATCCTCGCCCAGAATTTCACGGGTCGTTGTAGTCCTTATAGTGTAGTCGAATCCGTCCACAACGATTTTATCCCCCTTGCTGAAAGAGAGCATTTCGGTGGAAACGATTTGTAGAGTGATGTTATCATCGCCCATAAGGGAGCTATTTTGCGTAGCCTGCTTGACTACGCAAAACGGCTCCTTTGTGTCGAGCTTGATAATTTCGCCGTTGCGTTTGATTATTTGAGTAATTCCCATACCGTAATGGCGTTGGTTTCAAACTTTTCTATATCTTCAATCACTCCCGTAACGATAATGTCGTATTCTCCGGGGAGTGCGTAGGTATGCTCAACCGTGGTATCGTTGCCGGCTACATTGAATGTGTGAGTGCCATCACCCCAGTAGATGTTGAGATACTTGTATGTTGATACCATGATTGTGGCTTTGGAGTTGTTGGAGCCGGAGATATGGCGCAACACCTTTTTCACCGGCTCATCTTCTACAAGTTTGAGTTGGAAAGTACCCACCATAAGCTCATTGTTGTAGCTGCCCCATTTCTTGCTCACATTAACCTCATCGTTAATGTCAACCTCATAAACGAGGGGTTTTGCCTTGCCGTCATACTCCACCTTGAGGCGGCGGGTGTGGTCGCCGTCAAAGAGCGCAAAGAAACGGCTTTGCCATTCCACAAACGCACTGCGGCTTGAGGCCTCGATGAAACAATTTAGGGTTATGCTACGCTCTTTGAAACGCTTGCGTTTGCGGTCCCGCACAATGCCGTGGTAATTGTCGTATTCCACCGACAGCCCCTCTTTCTGCGCCAGACGGCCCACAAGCCCGTCCGAGGCCGACACATACACGCCGTAGTCTTTGAAATTTTGGCCGTCAACGTAGTATTCAACATCGTTGTTGGCTTGCATTTTGAGGATTTCTTTCTCGGTCTTTGCCACGTTAAACACTTGCACCTCATCGAGCTTTGCAGTCGTGGTTAACAGTTCCTCGGTGCAAAGAGCAAGCCCCGTGGGATTGGCGGGCAGGCAGCCGACATAGATACAATCGGCATTGAGAAAGACTTTGAAAGAGGAGCCGGAGCGCACAAGTGCCATATAGTACCACTCGCCCGGCACTACATCAAACCATTGCTCCTTGTGCTGCTCTATACCGGGTAAATTCAAGAGCCAGCCTAAACGACGCTGCTGAATCTGGACGTAGAGCGACACGGTGAAATCCCCATTGAAAGGGATTGCAAGAGCGGTGCTTACCTCGCCCCCGCAGAGGTCAAGAGCTTTGCCCGTCTTGGCTTCCTTTGTGAATGTGGCACCGCCCGAAAGCGTTGCGTCATGGCGGCCCGCGGAGTAGTCGTATGCCTTTGAGCCGTCCGGGTCATCAAAAGGCAGATACAAGATTAAATTCTTATCAACCATTTTAGTATGTGGTTTTATCGTGAAATATTGTTTTAATTTTCGCAAACGTTGAAATGCCGATATAATCCACCGTGGTATTGCGGCCATAGGCGTTTATATTGACACGCGCCTCGGTGCCAATTACGGATATATGGATTTTCGCATTATCGAAAAGGTCAATGGTAACAATGGCATTGTCGGAAACAATTACGGCCGCCTCGCTGTCATGGCGCACATACAGGCGAGAAACGGCAAAGCCGTCATATTCCAACATAGCCTTGCAAGCTCCATTAAGCACCATATCGGGCTTGTTGGCGGTCGGGGGTATCTCATCGTCAACATACACCCCGAAAGGCTCACACTTGCCCTTGAAATGCTCACGAAGAAAATCAAGCGTGGGGTAATCCTCGGAAATACAAAAGTCAATGCCCTTAATGTAGAGCTTTGCAAGTTCCTCGGTCGATAGCCCCGCACGGAGTTTTCCTTGCCATAGGCGGCATAGCCCTTTGTCTATGCCGTCTTGTTTGAGTTGCTGAATCAGTTCCATAGCCTTACGATATGCCTTGTGAGAGTAAAGAGTTATCTTTGGATTCTATCCTTTTGAGTGTATCGCGCACCTCGGAAAGAATAGCGTTGGCAGTTGCAGTGTTTTGAGCGATTGCCGATTGTGCCAAAAGCTGTTCACGCAACACACTTGTTTGCTCAGTCTGGTTTATGATGAAAGTGTTAAGACGGCCCGCAATCACACCGCCTGTTTCCTCGCTCATAGCGGTAACGGCACCCGTCAAAGGGTCGGTGCTGGTTGCGGTATCTTCAACGTCCTTAATCCAATCACCCACCGCATCAAGAGCATTTGTAAAAGTTTCGCCGGCGGCGTTTACCATTGCCTCAAATTTACTCTTTTCTTGGGCGGTTAATTCTCCATCCGACATAGCCTCACCCAGAAATTTAACTGCTTCATCCATAGCCTTAGCTAAGAATTGGCGTTTGAGCGCGTCAACAACGGCCTTTTTCAAAACCTCGCGTGTGGTATCGCCCAAAGCCTTTGCCGCGTCCTCGCCGGTACAATATGCGTCAACAATAGCGTCTGCGTATTGGTCGATAGCCTCTTCGGTTGTTGTTCCGGCAAATGTTTCAATCATCGTCTTATGCATATCGGCCATTTGATTATCTATGTCCTCTAATGCGTCTTTCCATTGTTGAATTTTGCTCTCATCACTATTTTTTTTGGCCTGTTCAGCGGTAATCTGTTCATTAATTAGCTCTTTCTGCTTTTCAAGCGCTTCCTGCTGCTGCTCGTATAAGCCCAGCATATCATCGCCCTCTTTCGCCTTTGCCAACTGCTTGTTAAGGTCTTTGATTTGAGCGGTCAGTTCAGCGTATCGTGCAAAATCCCATGCTCGTAGAGCTACCTCGCGTTGTTTTTCAAGCGCGGCTATCTGTTCCTCTATGAGCTGGATATTTTGCTCAAAGCCGGCACGTTCCTCATCGTTGAACACCCAATAGGTGTTATTAAAAGCACGTTCAAGGCGTGAGTATGCGCTTTGTAGAGAATCAATCTGCTTTTGCAATTCCTCAATCCTTTTCTGGTATTTTTTATCGTGGAGTTGGGCGAATATGCCGATTACCGATGTTATAGAGGAAATCATGCCGGTTATGCCCCCTATAATATCGCCACTCATAAACTTGCCAACCGAGGCGGCGGCATTACCCAACTGCCCCATGAGTTCTATTGCAGTTCCCAGACCGTCAGCCACACCGTCCATGCCCAGTGCGTCAAACATACTTTGTAGCGAAGAGGCGCACTCGGTGGTAATATCCGTTACCTTTTCCACGGATTGAGTTATACCATTCGCGGCGGCTTTAACCTCGCGCTCGGCACTATCCACATCGTCTTGGCTGCCCTCGCCTTTGGCTAAAGCTGCTTTGGCCGCGGCGAGTTTCTTTCTCGCTTTGAGATAGTCGTTAAAGAATGTGTCAAGTGCAGAGAATGGATTGAGCTGCTGAATCCTATCCTTTGCTTGCTGGAGGCTTTCGATAACGGCCTTATAGTCCACCGGTGAGAGTTTGAGATTGCCGGCGGCCAACTGTCGCTCAACATCTTTAATGAGCTTGGAGATTTGCCCCACGGAAAGAGTATCAAGGTCGCTAAACAACTTTTTCCAGCTATCGGATTGCTGGAGAAATGCCGTATTGAGAGCCGACAATGCCTCTTTCTCAGCTTTGTTGATAAGGCGTATGCGTTCCTCATCGCCCATGCGCTCGGCCTCAGCTCGGAGTAAAGCGTATTGGTCGGTGATAGCTTTGCGCTGTTCCTCAAATGAGCGATAATCATTGAGGACGGTTTCGTGTACCTCTTTTTGCAGTTCAGCCTCTTGTTTGGATAGGTCAAGGCTCATCGCGGCCCGGTCATCTTCATTGATAATACCGCTTTCTCCGCTTTCAAGTTTGCGCTTTGCCTCTGCCACGGCCGCCAATTTCTCGGCTAAGGTCTGGCTACGATTGATTGTGTCGCTCACACTTTCACGAAAAGCCTCAAGAGCGGTTTTTGCCCCCGTGAGTTCATCGTATTGCACATTAAGGGATATGAGGAAATTGCCCTCGCCCTCGGTGAGTGCGCCGGTCGCTTTCTTGGCTTGGATTTCGGCTATCTGCTTTTCAAGATAGGTCTTGAATGAACCGCCGGATTGGAGTAAGGACGCAAATTGTCTGTCGGCAACGCCCTTACCCATATTCTCAACCCAACGCCAATATAGTTCATATTGTTTACGCTTGTAGTCGAGTTCGCCCTCAAAGAGCTTGTTTTGGGATTGCTGGTAGCTTTTGTTTTCGTATGTGCGCCGTTGTTCAAAGCCCTGCTGTTCGGTGGTAGTCAGCCCGCCTTTGCCGGCTTTCTTTCGTGCCTCAATAAGCTCCTTTTCCTCTCGGTCAATTTGGGCGAGATTTTGTTTGTGTTGCAATTCTAAGAGAGCTTTGCGCTTGTCGTAACCCTCTTCCATAACTGCAATACGTGCCTCCTCTAAACGCCGGTCTGCGTCAAGTTGCTTTTGGCGTAGAGTTTCAGCGGCTCGCTCTGCATTGTCAGCACCACCCGTTGTATGGCGTGGCATACGCGCCTCAAGTCCGGCAATTTCCTTATTGAGTTCCTTATATCGGGCAGAATTTATGATAGTTTGGGCGCGTTCCTCTTTTAGCTGCTTAATGCGCCCGGATATGCCCTCCTCGGTATTGAGATTTTCAGTTTTGGTGTTCAATGCCGATTTGATTTGCTGGAGCTTGGATAATAGTGCATCTAACCCCGTTGTGTCAGCTCCGGGATTGACTGTGCTATTATTTATTGCGTCAATATCCCTTTGGGTCTGCTGAATAAGTTTATCCAGTTCCTCAAAAGACATTTGCGTATAATCTGTATCAACTATTGTCGGTTGTTCTGTCGCTGCATTATAAAATGCATTTAACGTATTAGCCTCTTTATCTATTTCAGTCGAGGCTAATTTATGTAATCTAACTATCGCATCAAGTCTGGTTTTGATTAAGTTTTCGGCAAGGTCAAGTTGATGTTTGTTGAAGTCCGTTGCAGAAGCTATACCATTCCTGATATTGCCAAGTGCTTCATCAAATTTTGTGGCAAGTTCATCACCATCGAATTTTGATAGCTCTGTTCCAGCTTCAGCTACCATTGCTCTTACAATCTCACGAACATCTTCACTCATTGAGCTGACACTTGTCCTAACTGATTTGCCTGCGGCTTCATCCCAATAATAAGCCAAATACGTCTCATCCCAAGCTTCATCAAGGTCATTTAGCTTATCATCAACTTTTTCATCACGATTTCTGGTAATCTTTTCAGTCCTCTTTGCTATAATTTTTTCAGCTGTAGTTTTTTGAATGGCAGTTTTAAGCTCATCATAAAGCTGTTTTTGCTCTTTCAATATTCCGTTTTCATCTTGTAACGTAACATTATATTCTTGGCATAGCTGGTTTATCTTATCCAAAATATCCTTATACGTCTTGGAATCTTTGTCAAGTCGTTGGAGAATATTATAATATAGGTCGAGTTTGTCAGTTACCTTTTTGGTGCTGTCGTTAAACTCATCCATTGTGTCCTTTGTTTCCTCTGTCTTATTGCTAAACATGGTGAAAAGGCTTACAACAAGTCCTACCAAAGTGAGAATTGCACCAAGTGGATTGGCGGCCATTGTAGCCCACAATACCCTAAGACCAGCGGTCAATTTGCCCGTGGCTGCTGAAAGAACACTTGTTGCGGCTGTTTGTGCAGTCTTAGCGGCTGTGTCCGCAATAGAGGCGGCTCGGCCCTGTGCTGTTGCTGTCGTTTCAAGTTGTTTTTTCTTGGTGTAGAAATCTGATTGAGCCGCCAAAGCCGCTTTGCGTGTAAGGGCTTGCTGGTCCACTGCCGCCTCAAGTCTTTTTTGAGCCGCGGCAATCGCGGTGGCGTTCCCGGATTGTTGCGCCCAATATACCTCATAACGAGCCGCCTCTACTGCTTGGTTGGCTGCTATGGCTTTTGACTTAGCCGCTTCAACCGCAACGGCGGCCTCCTTAACGGTTGTGCGCATTGTCGCAAGTGAGGCGGCTTGACTTGCATTTTTGGATTGAACCTCTTGCATAACGGCCGCACGATAGGCCGCGCTTTTAGTAGTCAAATCCATTTTTGACAAAGCCATGCGCTGCTCTGCCGAAAGTACACTAAGAGCGGCGGCCTCATAGCCCACACTTGAGGCGGTGAGGTTGATGTTGGATAGATACTCTTGCTGCTGAACGGTCAATAGGCTTTGAATAGCCGCTATGCGTACTTGTTTAGCAATGGCCGCTTGTTGCTCTGCCGAAAGGGTTGCCTCCAAAACCGCAAAGTGGGCGTTTTCGGCGGCGGTCATAGCTTTTTTCTGGGCTATCGTGGTACCATTGAGAGCGGCCTCGGCTTTCATAAGTACGAGCTTGGCACTCCTAACGGTGTTGTCTAAGACTGCAATGCCGGTGTAGCCTTTGGTCGCAACGCTATTGAGTACAATAGCCGCCTTGACTGAACCATAGCCAACGGCCACGGCTTTAAGTAGGCGTACCAACGTATCCATATGTTCGACAAGATATGTAGCCCCCGCAATAGCCCCGGAGAATAACCCCTCGTTGGCTTTTCCCCAATCATTAAGCACAGTGTCCCATGCGTCCTCTAAGTTGGCAATCTGTCCTGTGAGAGAGGCAGATTGTTTCTCCATGAGGTTGTAGAATTGACCGCCGGCGTTTGTCATCTTGTTTAAGACTTCCTCAACGTCCTTAAAGCCAACTTTGCCGGCCGATACCATAGCATTTATTTCATCGGTCGTTTTATGGTATTTTTCCGCGAGTTCTTTTACAAGCGGAATACCACGGCCCGTGAACTGGCGCACGTCTTGGGCGTAGAGCCTGCCTTGCACCATTGTTGTACCATAGAGGTAAACAATATCATTGAGTGGAATAGAAAGGCCGCTGGCGATATTACCGAGCCTTACAAGCGTGTCATTGACCTTTTCAGCACTAACACCATACGCCATAAGTTGCTTTGCGCCCTCAGCAACGCCCATGAGGTCAAAGGGCGTTTTGGCGGCTGTGTCAATCATTTGTTGCATAAGCTCATTTGCCTTTGCCTCGTTTCCGAGCATAGTGCCAAAGGCAATTTCAAGCTGCTGAAATTGGCCGCGTGTCTGGATAATGGAATTTACAAGGCTGTGCATACCCTGTCCTATGAGATAATAGGAAATGTAGCGTCCGGCATTTTCAGCCATACGCTTTATAGAGTCCTCAACCTCATCAACCTCACTTATGGCAGAGTTGGAGAAATCTTTAATTTGGCGCTCCATAGCATGAGCCGACACAGTGAAATCGTCTATGTCGAGTGTCGCTCTAAAACCTAAGCTGCCGCCTATATTTTCCATTACATATAACCTTTGAGGTAATTTTTAATTTCTTCTTTTGTAGTGAGTTCCTGTTCCACTATTTCGTTTTCGTCAATAGGGTTGCCGTCCTCATCTGTCGGTATTTCTTTTGTGCGCGGGCCGTCAGCTATCATAAGCTGGAGATTTAGCCATGATATGCCCCATAGCAAGTATTCATAGCTCCACCCGAAATTGCGCATTAACTCTCCACGGTTGCCCCACGGAGAATTTAACCCGATTACTCTATCCGCACGTTTTCGGTCTTGGGTCGGGTCGTTCCCATTTCCCGTATCAATCGAATAGAGGACGTAAAACCCGCGGGATTCATCATTTGGTTAATTACCTCAGCGAGCTTGCGTAAACGCGCTACGGTAAGATGTTCCATAAAGAATTGTTTGAGGTCCCGCACTGCTTTGTTCTTGGGGTCGGCAACGGTGGGGTCGTTTATGACTGCAACGGCGGCAATCTCGGCCATGTGAGGAATGTACTTGAATAGCCTTTTGCTCTCTTGGATAGGCTGCTCTTGCACGGTGTCCTCATCGTATTCTATGAGAATATAGAGCTGGCGCAAACGGTCGATAGTACCCAGATAGAGCGGCTTGATATGAAAGTTGCGCATATACACCTCTTTCATCTTTCCCAACTCAACATCGGGCATCTCGGTAAGCGTAACGTCCCAGTCTTTGGGTATCTGCTTATCGCGCCATATAGCGGTGCGCTTGCGGAATATGCGCTTTTTGAGATTAAACCACTTGGAGGGCTTAACCGGGTTAATTTTCAAAGGCACGGAGAATTTAGCCCCCATTGACAAGAGAGCCTGTATTGCCTTATCCTCTAACTCCAAACGCTGTTCCCGCGTGAGTTCCTGTTGCTGTTCCTGTTGTTCCATTGTCGATTGATATAATCAAGCCCCCTAACCGAATAGGGATAGGGGGCTTGGTCGGTTGGTGTTGCCCGGTTTACGCGCCGGCTTTGGTGGGGTCGGTCATGCCCTCTTCGGTTGTGAGCTGGTCCTGAAAATTTATTTTCATAGGCACGAGGCAGATGCCCTTGCTTGAATATGTGATTTCAAACTTAGGCACGACAACCACGTTGGGGCAGCCTACGAAAAAGCCCTCTTCCGGCATAAGCCAGATAGCCCATTCCTTGTATTCGGGCTTGAGGGGGCGCAGCCACTTGCGTTTGCCCTTTGCACCGGTGATTGTGCCTCCGAAATAGCGGGAGAGCAACTCCATGTCCGGGTCCATGAGCGTGAGGTTTACGGCCGTTACATACTTACCCATGAGAGTGATAACCTTTGCGGACGTTTCGCTTTCGTGCTTGGTCTGCTCTACGTCATCATCTACGAGCTGGCAGGTGTCTTTGTAAACATCGCCTAAGTCGAGCCATGCGGGGCCGTTGGCAGGCATTTCGCCGGGGGTGGTGCCGGCAGGGGTGATGTAGATTTTTTTCAACCCCATTGTAGATAAAATAGGCATAGCTATATGAGTTAAAATTATTATTGGTTACTTTTCTTATCTCTCACGGTTAATTCCAGCGCAAACGAAACAAAATGCTCATCGTGGTCTGGCTCCTTGATTGGGGGATTGATAAGCCCCACATTCCAGTTGTAGCCTTGCCCGATTTCATAGTGGTTTTGCAGTACCTCTATGGCTTTGGCTCGGATGGCTATCAACCGTGAGTGATTGATACGAAAGACAGATTTACCGCGCCCAACGGGTTTTGCAATGTCCAGCACATGGATATTCACATTGATTTGTCCGAAACGAACACTACCCTCGCCGTCTATCGTGTGAGGCACAATGATTACGTCCTCTTTGGTGTAGTCGTTTCTTTCGTAGTCGATTACACCGCTTATCATGGTCTTCACCTCGCTCTCTTGGAGCATTTGGTAAACCCTAACAGCTATTTCTTCGGTTGTTATCATATTGTCGTTCCAAACATTTCATTTGCTTTGGCTTTCGCCTTATCCATTAACTTTTTCATCGCTTGCGGAAAGTCGGTTTTGGCTTTCAGTTCTGCGGGGAGTATCACGTTGTAGCCCTTAGCCTCCACATAGGCGGCATAGTTCATTCCGGCAACGATTATAAGAGAAATGCAATCGGGCAAAGTATCAATCATTTTTAGGGCTGCTTGCAATGCCGCTGCTTGCCCTGTGCTTGACTGGTCGGGACCAAAAACTATCTCTTTGTTGCGCACTACCACATATCCGATTGAGTTTGTGAGATTGCCGGTGCGGTCGGTGTAGTTGTGTTTGTCCTTTGCATACTTGACAAGTTCCTCGCCTAAGTATTGCATGAGGAATATAGCGGCTTGCTCAACGCGCTTTTGAAACGCGGCGGCTTGCGCTGCTATCAACCCATTTCCAAACATCGGTGTTATCCCCATACCTCAATGTGTTTGCGGTTTAACGTGTCAACGCCTTGCGCCTTAAACTCTGCTATCACGGAATTGTCAGCACCAACAAGCTGAATGGTATCGCCCACACTGATTTCCCCCCGGAAATACTTTGGAATGAAAATATCGTATGTGTAGGTGTATTCTTGCCCGTCTGTGCCTATGTAGTGTTTGGCGGGAATAGAAATATCAATCTGGCACTCGCAACCGCGCTCAAAGGTCGCTGTGTCGCTTTGAACGATAAAGCCGGTTGTGGGGTCGGTTGCGACCATGCCGCCATGCCAATAGTTGAAAGAGCCGTTGTATCTCAT